ATGTTTAAGAACGCATTTGCAAACCTGCAAAAGGTCGGTAAATCGCTAATGCTACCGGTATCCGTCTTACCCATCGCAGGTATTCTGCTGGGTGTCGGTTCCGCGAATTTTAGCTGGCTACCAACGGTAGTCTCTCACGTAATGGCAGAAGCGGGCGGTTCCGTTTTTGCTAACATGGCATTAATCTTTGCTATTGGCGTTGCACTTGGCTTTACCAATAACGACGGTGTATCCGCGTTAGCGGCAGTGGTTGCTTATGGCATCATGGTGAAAACCATGGCTGTGGTCGCACCACTGGTCTTGCATCTGCCGGCAGAAGAAATTGCGGCTAAGCATTTAGCCGATACTGGGGTATTGGGCGGGATCATTGCAGGTGCGATAGCCGCCTACATGTTTAACCGCTTCTACCGCATTCAGTTACCTGAATATTTGGGCTTCTTTGCGGGTAAGCGCTTCGTTCCGATTATCTCTGGTTTCACTGCGATCTTCGTGGGTGTGATTCTGTCTTTCGTATGGCCTCCAATCGGTACGGCTATCCAGACATTCTCCCAATGGGCTGCTTATCAGAACTCCGTCGTGGCGTTTGGTATCTACGGCGTGGTTGAACGTGCGTTAGTGCCATTCGGTCTACACCATATCTGGAACGTACCATTCCAAATGCAAATTGGTGAATACACCAATGCTGCGGGCCAGGTATTCCACGGTGACATTCCACGTTATATGGCGGGTGACCCAACTGCGGGTAAACTGTCAGGTGGCTTCCTGTTCAAAATGTACGGCTTGCCAGCGGCAGCGATAGCGATTTGGCACTCAGCTAAACCGGAAAACCGGGCAAAAGTGGGCGGGATCATGATCTCCGCTGCACTGACCTCATTCCTGACCGGTATCACCGAGCCAATCGAATTCTCCTTCATGTTCGTGGCACCAATTTTGTATGTTATCCATGCAATTCTGGCAGGTCTGGCGTTCCCAATCTGTATCCTGCTTGGGATGCGTGACGGTACCAGCTTCTCCCACGGCTTGATTGACTTCATCGTACTGAGTGGCAACAGCAGCCGTATCTGGCTGTTCCCTCTGGTAGGTATCTGCTACGGTCTGGTGTACTACACCATCTTCCGTGTGCTGATTGCCAAACTGGATCTGAAAACACCAGGCCGTGAAGACAATTCTACTGAACAAACTGTACAGGGCGGCACAGAAATGTCAGCGGCACTGGTTAATGCGTTTGGCGGTAAAGAAAACATCACTAACTTGGATGCTTGTATCACCCGTCTGCGTGTCAGCGTGGCGGATATATCCAAGGTTGACCAAGCTGGTCTGAAGAAACTGGGTGCTGCGGGCGTTGTGGTCGCAGGCTCAGGTGTTCAGGCTATCTTCGGGACTAAATCTGATAACCTGAAAACAGATATGGACGAGTACATCCGTAACCATTAATTCAGGTCAGGGGAGTGCAAAAGGGAGGCTTATGCCTCCCTTTTTTTATGGTTTATTTGTTGATTTTATTGAATTATTTATTTTAACTGTCCACATCATGGCCTCCACTCGAAGATTGTCCACCCTCAGATACAAAAAAGCCCGCACGCGGCAGGCTGATTGAGAGCGGGGGAGTATCAAAAGCCCAAATCAAACTGGTCATCACCCAGATGCCCCGGCAGAAACAGATCGCGGGGTAGGGTTGCGGTGTTATTACGGCTGGGGCGGGACAGGATTTTATCGACTGATTGCAGCGTGGTGAACGTGCAGCTGCAAAGCAGGTTTTGGCATTGGTGATAATTCTCTTTTGTATTATTAGTTATCATTCTGCTGGTACGGGTGCGGGTGACGGCACCACATTGTGGGCATGACATCATGATAATAACTCCAACCTTCTCTTGCTTGGCTAAAGTATAACCTATTCATTCTCCGAATTCTTTTCCTCTATTCCTTCTCCCGCCATATCCCAGCTGGATATTTTCACTTCAAAATTCAGCGCAGTCGTAAAGCCATTATCCCCAATGGTGTGCGTGACTTGGGTAATTATCCACGCAGCCTGATCAATCTCAGGTTTAAAACCTTGCATGACAGCGGGCAGCTCTGGAAATAAGTCAGCACGACCACGCGCCAGTGTCATAGTGAATTCAGCTGCACCCCGTTGCAGTTTTGACCAGCGGGCGGCGGCGGCACGACGGGCGGCCCGTTCTGTCTTGAATGTTTCCCGCATCACAAAGACATTTCCCTCGACACCCTCCAGATAATTTCCCTCCTTGCTGCTCGATGCCGGGGTTTTTACTTTCGGTGGCGTTTTGGTCTTTCGTTTGCGGCGAACGCTGGTTTTTTGCGGCTTGCCGTAGTTGAGGTCCAGCCAGTAGGCGGTTACGCCGGTGTAAGCGTCACGGTCAGCCACCCGAAAATTGTGTTTGTCACCACTGGCGCGGGTGATGGTAATGGCCGGTAACAGCTTGCCGCTTTGGGATACCGCGCGCCCCGGATGCATAAATAACAACATGCCGTTTTTAATGGTGGTTATTGCGCCGAGCTTTTCCGCCATGCGGGTTAAAAAGCTGATATCTGACTCGCTGGTCTGGTCGGCGTGGTCAATCTCTATCTTGCCTAAATCTTCACTGACGCCCGCTTTCAGGTCATAGCGTGCTGCAATGCTGGCAACCAGTTTACCGACGGTAATATCGTGCCAGCTGTATTCCCGTTTCACATTGAAGGTGTCGCGAAAATCAGCACTGCGGGCGGTGACAATCAACTGATCCGGTGGGCCGGTGTGGCTGATTTCATCCACGGTAAAGCGGCCTTTATTGACCAGCGGTTCACCTTTCCAGCCCAGCGCAATATCAATCTGTGCCCCGCGTGCAGGCAGGGCGACTTTCTGATCGGCGTCGTCAATAACCAGTTCCAGCATATCGGCTTCAAAACCACGGTTATCGGTCAGCGTTAAACTGATCAGCCGGTCGTTAACCGTGGTCTGGGTTTTGCCGCCTATTTTGATATCAAAGGCGGGTTGTGGGGTGAGGTCGTCCGGGAGTAATTGCATGGGGTAATTTTGCGGGGAAACGACGCGCGGACATACCGCTGTTTACTGTGTCATGCCTGATACAACAGGCAGGCGGTGATTTACGCGCGAGGTTGGTTGATGATTTCGGCAAGGATTAATCCTTTTCGGAGCGTACCCCAATGGCAACAAATTATCACCATGGTGTGAGCGGTGAGGAAACCACTGACACATCGACCATCATTAACGATATCGACTCCGCCGTGATTGGCGTGGTCTGTACAGCGGACGATGCTGACGCCGCCACCTTTCCGTTGAATACGCCGGTATTACTGACGCGGGTTAAAAACGTGCTCGGCAAAGCAGGGAAAACCGGCACATTGCGCCAAACCCTGAAAGCCATCTCTGACCAAGCCAGCCCGCAAACCGTGGTTATCCGCGTGGCTGAAGGTGGTACGGAAGAGGGCGAAAAAAGCACCGAAGCCAATGTGATTGGCGGCGTGGATGAGAACGGCTTATACACCGGTCTTTATGCCTTGCTGGTTGCTGAAATGCGGGTCGGCGTGAAGCCGCGCATTATTGGCGCTCCGGGGCTGGATACCTTGGCAGTGGCTAACCAAATTGCCATTTTTGCCCGCGAACTGAAGGCGTTTGCTTATATCAGTGCCAACGGCTGTAAAACCATTGCCGAGGCCAAACTTTACCGCAAGAACTTTATTCAGCGGGAAGTGATGGTGATTTATCCCGACTGGCTGGCCTATGACAGCGAAGCCGAAAGCAATGTTGTGGTACCCGCACCGGCTTATGCATTGGGGTTGCGCGCCAAGATTGACGCGGATATTGGCTGGCATAAAACGCTGTCCAATGTGCCGGTGGATGGTGTGCTGGGCACCTCGGTTGATATCTATTTTTCCTTGCAAGGCAAAGACACCGACGCCGACGAACTGAACAGCAACCACATCACCACGCTGATCAAACAAAAGGGCTTTCGCTTCTGGGGTTCCCGCACCTGCGAGGAAGAGGTCTTTATTTTCGAAAGTTATACCCGCACCGCGCAGATCCTGCTGGATACCGTTGCGGAGGCTCATTTTTACTATATCGATAAGCCGCTAACGCCGTCGCTGGCGAAAGATGTTATCGACGGTATCAATCGCAAATTGTCGGCCTATGTTACCGCCGGTCGCTTGCTGGGTGCCCGCTGCTGGTATGACACCGACGCCAACACCACCGACACGCTGAAGCTGGGCAAGTTGACCATCCGCTACAACTACACCCCGGTGCCGCCGTTAGAAAATCTGGGGTTAATTCAGGAATTCACCGACGAATATTTCGCGAGTTTTGCGAATGCCGTCAATAGCTAAGGGTTATTACTATGGCATTGCCAAGAAAACTTAAGTATTTCAACGTCTATGTCAATGGCGATAGCTATCTGGGGCAAGCCTCGGAGCTGACGCCGCCGAAGTTGACTATCAAGACGGAAGATTATCAGGGTGCCGGTATGCCCGGCTCGGTCGCGGTGGATCTCGGCTTTGAGGCGGGTGCGCTGGACATGGAATTAACCCTCGGCGGGTTGGCCCCTGAATTACTGAAACTGTGGGGCACGCCTACCGCTGATGGGGTGCAGTTCCGTTTTGCTGGCTCCTATCAGGCGGAGGATACCGGCGAGGCTATCCCGCTGGAAATCCAGACGCGCGGCCGTTACACCGAGCACGATCCCGGCAGTGCAAAACAGGGTGATGATACCAGCCATAAATACACGCTGAAAAACACCTACTGCAAGATCACGGCAAACAACGAGGAACTTTTAGAGTTGGATGTCCTGAACATGATCTACCGAGTGAACGGTGTGGATATGTTGGAAAAACACCGCGCTAACATTGGCCTTTAATCTGGGAATTTATTTATGTCGAATACCATTGTTTTACAAACACCGATCAAGCGCGGCAAGACAGTCATTAAAGAGGTATCTCTGACTGGCGCATTGAAGCAGGCCGGTTCCCTGCGCGGTCTGAAAATGTACGACATCATTACCACCGATGTTAACGCCCTAATTAAGCTGTTGCCGCGCGTCACTTCTCCAGCGCTGACCGAGATTGAATTGGTCACGATGGACACTTGGGACTTTTCCCAATTAGCACAAGAGGTTGTTACTTTTTTACAACCAGCCTCGGAGGGGGAGCCGACGCCAACGGAAACCCCTCCCGCGAATTTGGATTTAGCCAAATAGAAGATGTGATCGCAGATATCGCTTTTGTTTTTCACTGGTCATTGCCTGATCTCTGGGCGATGACCGTGCCCGACCTTTTAGACTGGCGTGAACGCGCTGCGGTACGCTGGGGAACCACGGAAGAATAAGCCATGACTGACCGCAACCTATCGATAAAAGTGGCTTTAGGGGCGGTCAATAATCTGACTCAACCTTTTAATGCCGCCCAGAAGAGCACCGCCGCACTGGGGCGGCAAATCAAAGCCACGCGCGATAACCTGCGCGACTTACCCAAACAGGCCGCCAGTTTCGACAAGCTGGCCGAGTCCAGCAATAAAGCCGCCGCCCGTATAGAGAAATTGCGCCGAGCCTCCGACGCGGTGAAATCCCTCGATAATCCTACCCAGAAGCAGATCGCCGCCGTGCAAAAGTGGGATAGCCGTCTGGGTAAGTTACAGGAAAAACAGACCGTTGAAGTGCGGCGACTGGCTGAACTGCGCGCCAGTCTTTACCAGCACGGTGTTTCGGTTGCCAGTAACAGCACCGCCACGGAGCAAATCACTCACCGCACCGCCCAATATAACCGCCAGTTGCAACTGCAAGAGCAGCGGTTAAAACGGGTGGCGGCGGCGCGCGGCAGTTACGATCGCGGGCAGGAACTGCGTGGCAAGCTGCAATCCGGCGGAATGACGGCACTCGCAACCGGTGCGGTGATGGCGGCCCCAGTCGCGCTGGCGCTGAGAAGTTACAGCGGCATGGAAGATGCCATGAAGGGGGTGGCAAAACAGGTTAATGGCCTGCGGGATGATAACGGCCAGCGCACCGCACAATTCTATGAAATGCAAAACGCCATTAAAGACGCGGCCGAGCAAGCCCCCTTGCCGGGGGGCGCGTCAGACTTTGCCGCATTGGTCGAAGGCGGCGCACGCATGGGGGTGGCAACCGAGGGGGCCGGCTGGGCACAGCAGAAAAAAGAGCTGTTGGACTTTGCCAATGTCTCCGCCAAGGCGTCGAAAGCCTTTGAGCTGCCCGCCGGTGAACTGGCGGAAAGCCTCGGTAAAATCTCCGGGCTGTACAAGATCCCGACCCAAGATATTGAGCAACTGGGCGACGCCCTGAACTATCTGGATGATAACGCCCAGTCGAAAGGGGCGGATATTATTGATGTGCTGCAACGCATGGGTGGCGTGGCTGATCGACTGAACTACAAGCAGGCGGCCGCACTGGGATCGACCTTCTTGTCCTTGGGGGCACAGTCTGAAATTGCCGCCAGCGCGGCTAACGCCATGGTGCGCGAACTGTCAATTGCCACCATGCAAAGCAATAAATTTTTTGATGGGTTAGACGCGCTGGGCATGGATGACAAAAAGATTGAAAAGGCGATGTCGGTCGATGCCATGGGCACCATTCGCGAAGTGTTGGGCGCAGTTAAAAAACTGCCCGATGTTGACCGGTTGCGGGTACTCACGCAGCTGTTTGGTAAAGACTTCGGTAAAGACGCCGCCAAGCTGGTGAACAATATTGATGAGCTGGACCGGCAACTCGCCTTGACCAGTTCGGCGGGCTCCAAAGGTTCGATGCAGAAAGAGTCTGATATTGATAAAGACTCTATTTCGGCGCAATTGCAGCTGTTGAAATCCGGCGGCGGTAACGCGCTGAGTTCGATGGGGGAAACCCTGCGTGCGCCGATGCTGGAGGTGGTCGAGACCTTAAAAAACATGATTGGCGGCGTGCGTCGTTGGGTCGAGGCTAACCCCAAACTGGCAGGCACTATCATGAAAGTGGTCGCGGCGCTGTCAATTGCCACTATTACGCTGGGCGGATTGGCACTGGCTGCGGCGGCATTATTGGGGCCGATGCTGGCCCTGCGGTTGGGGTTCTCGCTGCTAGCTGGTAACGGGGGGCTGGGTGCGTTACTGCCTAAATTTACTTGGTTATCAGGGGGGATCAGTCGGTTGGTGCCTAATATATTGCGTGTCTCTCCGGCGTTATTGTCGTGGCGAACCAGTGCCAGCGTGGCCGGTTCCGCACTGGGTGGCCTACGGTCGAAAATGGCGTTGCTCGGCTCTAATGCGCAGATGGCCCTGTCCAGCGCTTCTGGTCGTGCCGGTGCGGCAATGTCTACCGCCTTTAGTCAGCCGGGGGCGGCGCTGGGTCGTCTTGGCAATATGCTGAAATGGGTGGCGACTTCCCCGCTTCGCCTGTTGGGCAGTATTGGCGGCGCGGTGTTTGGTGCACTGGGGTCGGCGGTGGGGCTGGTATTAAGTCCGGTCGGGTTATTGGTGGCGGCCGTCATTGGGGCGGGCGTGCTGATTTATAAGTATTGGGAGCCGATAAAAGCATTTTTCAGCGGTTTCTTTACCGGATTAATCGAAGGGTTAAGGCCAATCAGAGAAGCCTTTGCACCACTGGCCCCGATCTTTGACGGCATCGGCAGCGCGATTGGGCGGGTGTGGAACTGGTTTACTCAGTTGCTTTCGCCGGTCGAGTCGTCTAAAGCCTCGCTGGAAGCCGCCACCAATGCCGGAAAAACCTTTGGTGAGGTGGTTGGTGCAGTGATTAGCGGACTGTTTTGGCCGGTTGAACAGCTGGCAAAAGGGCTGGGTTGGCTACTGGAAAAGCTGGGGGCCATCCCGAAAGCGGCGGATGCGGCCAGCGGTGCGGTGGCGGCGATGAACGGGCCGAAAGCACCCGTGATGTACGAGTGGGATCCGGTACTGAAAAAGATGGTGGAGGCGAAATCCGCGTGGTCGTGGAGTCCTGATAAGCCGGTCGCCGGTAATAGCAGTGCTATGGCGAACGCGGCAGCATCCCCGATTGCCAGCGCCCCAGCGGCGGCCCCGTCTATCTACGGCGCAGTTGACCGCAGTAAAAAGAAAAAAGGCAGTGGTGACAGTCTCGACAGCAGTTCGACGGCCACAGCGGCAGCGGATAACGCACGGGATAAGCTGGGTGATATCGTGTTTAAAAATGTGCCGGATTATCTGCCGCTGGCCTCGCCATATTTATCCGCCCCGGCAAAAGCAGCGGCGCAGCCCGGCCTGTTGGCAAGAATGCAGCAGAGCGCCAGCGATATGCTGGCTCGCACGCGGGACATGATCGCACCGGGTAATGATTTTGACGCGTTATCACTGGCCGGTGATATTCCACAACTGGCAAGAAAGCCGCTCAGTGCGCAGCGAAATAGCGGCCCGATTTCCTATGAAGGTGATCGCTACGACATTACGATCACACTGCAAGGCCAACAAGCGGCCAGCATAGACGAAAATAAACTGGTCAATATGCTGTATGACAAAATCGCCACGCTACAGCGCCAGAAAGAGTCCCGCCGCCGCTCCACCTTTACCGACAGGGAGCAATAATCATGATGATGGTTTTCGGGTTGTTTGTGTTTGAACTGCGCACCGCGCCTTATCAGAATCTGGGGCAGGAAAGCACCTTCCGGCACGTCAATAACAGTCGAGTCGGCAAGTCGCCGCGCTATCAATATATTGGCCCCGGTGAGGATAAAATTACGCTGGGCGGGACGTTGTACCCGGAAGTGACCGGCGGTGATGTGTCGCTGGCGGCACTGCGCACCATGGCTTACACCGGCAAAGCCTACCCGCTGATAGAAGGCACCGGCGGGATTTATGGCATGTTTGTGATTACTGGCATCAGTGAAACCCGTACTGAGTTTTTTAAGGACGGCAAGGCAAGGAAAATAGAGTTTTCGCTCAGCCTGGAAAAGGTCAGTGAGGATTTGCGGGAAATGCTGGCCGATGTGGATATGGGGTTGGGTTTTTTGTAATACCGGAGAACACCGTCAGCTTTATCTGTACTGCAGCAACGTTAAGCCCGCAACTTATGCGGGCTTTATTATTACATTTCTGGCGGCCAGACAGGCACGCGATACCCTTGATTTACCGCTTCAACTAATAACCATTGCGGCAGTTCGGGCAACTCAATCAGCGGCCAGTTTTCCACGGTCGGCCATGTGCGATAGGCTGCGCGGGTGGTGGTTAACTCGGAACGTTGCGCCTCCGTCAGCAGCGTGTCGTCAATCGAATAATCACTGACCATCATGGAGTCAGTTGCCATAATAAAATCATCACGGTGAGAGCGAGCTTTTGCTGCAAGTTCATCGGCTGTTAGTGGTTGTTGTGGGGAAGCATCTACCCACGCAGGCATTCCATCAACAGAACCGCGCACCTTACCCGCTGGCGGTTCCCCTGTGTAAAGTGCAAATATATCCTCATCAACATCTACACCAGACTCTGGCCACATTCCTGCTTGTTTATAATCTTCCATGCTTGAATATGGGAAAAATAGATTCTTAATATCACTGAATAAATATTTCATTTTATTTTCCTATAGCGATCCAATCGGTACCCACAGTGCTAATTGCGTTTGAGTTTAAGACCCACACGGCAAATGAAAAGCTTGTCCTACCGTCACCCAACGGCCCCATATTTGCTGAATAACGCGTAGCCGGTGGGTTTGCAGAACTTACTGGCAATAAAGCCAATGTAAATCCGACTGCAAACGGAACGGGGAAATTTACCAATGCATAACCCGCATCGGAGCTGTTCGCCCTCCCACGCTGAATAATGGTGCCATCAGGATATTTCACCCAACCACTGCCAGAAGTGAATGAATTCATGTCGGGTATTTGTCCCGCACCGGTTCCGACATTTTTTATTGCCGCAGTCCCTAATCCAAGGTTTGTGCGAAAGGTTGCTACATTCGGAATATCACCACCATTTTTGGCCTTATCCATTTTTGCTGCCAATGCGTTGGTCATTGTTGTAGCAAAATTCGGATCATTGCCCAGCGCGTCGGCCAGCTCTTTTAGGGTGTCGAGCGCCGCCGGTGAGGATGCAACCAATGCCGCCAGTGCGGCTTGCACAAAAGCAGTGTTCGCCAACTGTTGCGTATTATTTCCCGCCGCTGGCGTGGGAGTGGTTGGTGTGCCTGTCAGTACCGGACTGGCAAGCGGTGCATAGTCTGCGACCACCTGTTTAACATGCGCTGTAGTTGCCAGTTGTGTGCTGTTGTCTGCTTTTACGGCCGTAGGGGCGGTGGGCTTGCCGGTTAATGGCGGACTGGCTTTCGGCGCGTATTGTGAGTGCGGATCAGTCGCTGCCAAATGCGCTGTCATCAACCCATCGGCATAGGCTTTAACCTCAATTACTTTATCATCCACATACTTACGCGTTGCCAGCACTACCGACGGATCGATTTTTAATGTGACCGCCTCAGTGCTACTGACAATCAGCACCATGCGCACGGTTTGCGTGCGGCCGCTACCCTCTTGCAACTGCGGCTTATAGGTTTCCGGGCAGTTGGCAATGGCGATCAGAATGCCGTATTTATCAAACAAGCCAATCTCACGAATCCACCAACCGCCATCTGTTTCGGGTATCACTTGTTCCGCGATAATCTGGCTACTGTTGGCCGCATCAATACTTAATGAATTCAATGCAGCGCGGCGCTTCTCGCCAATCAGCTGCGTTTGCGCGGCGTTCGGCAGCGGTAATACGCCGCCGCCGTCGCCCACGGCCATATGGGTGATCTGTAATTGGGTGCCGAGGGCCGTGGCGTTTGCCAGTTTGGCCGCCCCCAGATGGGTCAGTATGGCAAAGAATTTTGTGGTCATGGGTTCACGCTCACGCTGTCAATAAGATGAAGTGTGCCGCCGGTATAGCCTTGGCCGGTCACAGTAATAGTTTCAGGTAAATAGGGGTAAACGGTCAGCTCGTCACCGTCGTAACTGGCGACACTGATAGGGATCGCACCGGAGACATCCAGATTGATAGACAGGCCGACCAGATGGCGGCTACAGGGCTTGGCATCATCAATCAGCCGCTCCAGTTCAAAATACATTTCATCGGTAATGCCGGTTTCCAGCACGCCGACATCAAGGCGAAAGGTGCCGGGCGTTTCGTTGGTTTTCCACCATTCGATCACTTTAATGAGATAGCCGAGCGGCTCAACCACGCGCCGCAATGCGCCAATAGTGCCTTTGCGTTTGTGCAGGTAAGCCGAGGATTTCACTACTGCGCGTTTGGTGGTTTCCGGCCAGCTTTCATCCCAGCGATCAACCGACCACGCCCATGCCAGATAGGGCAGCAACGGCAGCGGGCATAGGTCAGCATTCCATAACAGACGCAGGGGGACTGGCACATCGCCCAGACGGGCGCAGGCTTGTGCAGCGGCGATTTCCAGCGGGGATGATCCGGCCGGTAGCAGGCGGTTATTCATCGGTTCCCCCGACCGTCAGCACGGCGCGGGTACAGTAGGCGGCTTGTGTTTTGTCGAGTACCACGTCAGCCAGTGGCGCATTCAGTTCGACACGCTGCACCCCCTCAACATGCAGCACGGCATAAATGGCAGAAATACGGATATCTCGCCCCAGTCGGCGCTGGGTGCTGATATAAGCATTCAGTCTTGCTTCAGCTGCCGCGCGGACCGGTTCAGCTTCCGGTCCCGGATAGATATAGAGCACGGCGTCAATCTGGTATTCGACAATGGCGGCGGATTGCACGGTGATACGGTCAGCCACCGGCCGCACGTCCTCGTCATTCAGGGCGGTGCGAACAATGTCCAGCAACTGCGACGTGGCTTCACCGTTTCCAGCCCGCGCCAGCACGGTGACAGTGACGCAGGCTGGTGACGGACTCAGCGCCGAGGCATCAGCAACCTGACCATCAGCGCTGCGGGCGTGGGCTTCATAGGCTCCGGTCGGTCCGGCAACACTCAGTGCCTCAAAGGCTTGCGGGATCCGCAGGCGAAAATCGGTATCAGACTCCATCACGGCAGGAATGGGCGGAATGGCATCCGGATCGGCGGGCGTGATAATCAGACGTTGAACGTTATTATTGGCCCCTAGTTGGTCTAAATCGCTGCCGTTGGCATAGGCCACCATGACCGCCTGTGCCGCCTCATTAACCCGCTGGCGCAATACCAGCTCACGGTACGCATTTTCCTGCAATAGCTTGACTAAAGGCTCAGATTCTAACGATAAGGTGCGCATGATTGCCTCCTGTTCGTCGGCTGGATATAGGGCGATGAGTTCCGCCTTGCGTTCAGCGAGTAGAGTTTCATAATCCAGTGCTTCCACCGCCAGCGGGGCGGGCAGCTGTGACAGATCGATAGTGCTCATGAACCGCCTCCAACGGGGATTGCCAGATTAAAAATGTCAGCCAGATCCGTGCGCTGGCCCTGAAGCTCAAGCGTCATTTTGCCCGCCTGCGGCTCCGCCAATAACACGCGAGTGAGTACCACACGCGGCTCCCAACGCATGATCGCGCTGTAGGCTGCCGACATGGCTTTCAATCGCAGCAGCGGGTTCTGCGGGTCGTCAATCAAATCAGACAGTAATGAGCCATAGCCCCGCCGCATACACCGTGTCGTGGTCGGTGTGGTGATGATGTCGGTGATTGACTGGGTGATATGGTCCATATCGGTAATGCGCCGCCCGGTCTGGGCATTCATGCCTAAATACATCATTTGTTTGGCCCGTCCGAGCTACTCCCACCGCGCTGCACGCCGCCGTGGGTGTGGCTATCAACCACTACGCCATTGGATGAGAAGGTGCCGCCGGAGTGCTCAATATTTCCGGTCATTTTGCCGCCTTGTTTCACTTCTAAGGTGGTAGTGGTCAGATGCTGGGTGCATTCCACTATGGGCGTATCCAGTGTGATTTTGACCGAGGCGGTACAGGTGATTTCTGGTGCGGTGGCATGGATAGATTCACCCGCATCAAGGGTGGCGGTTTTAATGCCGCTGGCTTTCAGCGCGCCGGTGTCAGCGTTGTACTCAATCACCGCACCGTCGGGGTAGGTGGTGTGCTGGGTGTTGGCGGTGTTCATCGGCGTAGGGAGACTATGTTGATACAGGGAGGCAATGATCACACCGGCGGACAGTTCACCGCCAGCGGCCAAAATAATCACCTGCTCCCCTTCGGTCGGCGGCCACCATGTTTTAGCGGTACCGGCACGGCGAACCGACCACGGTAACCAGTCAGTGAGCAATTCACCGCAGCGCACGCGGGCTTTGGGCGGATCGAGGGTTAAATCCACCTGTTCCACGATACCGAAACGGATCAGATTCATTATCAGGCGATAGATTTCGGCGTTGGTCATGGGGCAATACTCGTTATTCAGCGTAACGGTATTGTTTACGCGCGCGGGCAGGGGTGCAACGCGCGGCAGTTGTAGGGGGGCTGTGACAACTTTTAGCGGGAAATGTCAGGCGGTTTAGCTAATACAGCGGGCGAATAACGCAGTCATGCGTTGATAACGGCAATGGTAGCCATCAATATTGGCTTGAATCCATTCATCGGGGTTGATGCTAGCAAAGGAAATGTGAAAGCCGCAATTGATAACAAGATGTTCGAACAGCAACCGCTGCGCCCGGCCATTACCTTCACGGAAGGGGTGGATAACATTAAGATCAGAGTAGTATTCCGCCAGTTTTACAATCAGCGCGTCATAGGGCAGGCCAACCAGATAATTCTCTTGTGCCAGTTGATTAAATAGCCGGTTAGCTTCAGGTGTAATACGATTGATATTGCAAAATCGGGTGGTGCCTTTGGAAATATCAATGGTGCGCAGCTCGCCAGCCCAATGATAAATATCGCCAAACAAGGCTTGATGCAGTGCGCACCAGTAGCGCAAATCATAGGGTGGCGGGCTAAATTCGATCTCCATAATCGCCAGTTCAGAAAAATCTTTTTCCATCTCAATAAATTGGTCATCATCAGTAATGCCGAATTTATTGATTAACACCTGACTGTTCGGGTAGGTATAAGGATCGGGGCCGTCACCGTATTTATCGCTGTTCACCGCGAACTCGGCTGGCTTTTGGTGGCGTATTTATTCATCAGGCTTTGCTTCAGTTTAGCCCTTTCGTTCTTTGAGGTTGGCAACGTTTGATTGGTACTGTTCAAGCCTTCCAAACGCATACTTTGGCGATAGTTTTCTAACTTCACACGGTCGAAGTACTGTTTTTTCTCAGCCAGACTCGTCATTACATTAGCCATTACGATCTCCGGTAGTGCATATAGAAATGTAGATAAAACAAATATACGCGATCCAGCGGAGTTTTTCATCCCAGCGTTATGTTAGCCACGGGCGATAAAGTCAAACACTTGGCCGAGCACATTATCACTGTCTTTTTTAGTGATGCCGAGCAATTGACGGGCGGGGTAATCCGCTTTCACATAGGGGTTCACCTGATCGGTGCCGCCGTACTGGTGTATTTGGGCAATTTTGGCGGCGACCCCCACATAACCGACCCCGGCTGAGTCGGGTAATGCCTGAAGGCGCAAAAAGGTCGCATTGCGCAAGCGGCGAAACATCGGCTGTTTTTTACTGGTGCGTTTAGTGGTGGCCTCCGCCTCGACCGATAAAAACCGGTCAATATCGACACGGTTAAAGGTGCGGATCGCGTTACGGTTATTATCCCAGCCGGTTATCTGGCGCTTATTGCCCGACCAGTTTTTCAGGTCGCGCACCGAGCCTTGATAGATAAACCGCAGGCGTTTTTGCACGGTTTTAATGCTGTCTTTGCGTTTGGTGTACGGGGAGCCATCCGCGTTTAATTGCTGACGAATACGTTGTTGCTGACCACGGCGCAGGGTGATGGAAATGTCCCGGCTTAATTTATGCCGCGCGCCTGATTTCCCGCGATTAACCAGACGTTGTAAATACTGTTCCAGTTCCTGAAATTCGTTATCCATAGCGCCTCTTTTCGTCTGTGGCCAACACAGTCATTTTTGTCTGTACTCGATATCATCCCGCCCAAGGTGTGTTGGCGGCGGCCCGCTCCCAATCAGCCAACATATCGCCGCGCGGGTCGGCGGGTTCGTCAAGGTGAGTTAATTCCAATCGGTCATTCACGTCCGCCACCCTGACCGCCTCAGTCAGTTCAAGGTGCAGCATGATATCGGCGGTGGCGTTATTGAGAATATCCGCCTCAAAGGTAAAGCCGGTTTTGCGTCGGTCGGGATTAAAAATCAAATCTGGCTGATGGCGGTGTATCCACAGCATGGCGGGCAACGTCACCGTATCCATGGCGTAGGGGTAATCCATCACGATAACGTGCAGGGTGTAGCGGTATTCGAATGAGAGCGACTTTTGTCCAGTGGCGACCACGACGCCCTTATCCAGCCAGATAGCCAGTTTATCGGGGTTATCCCGCAGATAAGGCACCGCCTGACTCAGTGCGGCGCGTAGCAGGTTAGGTTTTAGCATCGGACATTCCTTGCTGGCAGGCCAGCACGGTATCAACCTGCGCCGCGCAGGCGTGTAAAGCCGCTTCCAACTGGTCGATATCGTCGTTTAAATCGCCGTTAGTTTGTGGGTTGGCCGCCGGAAACAGGCACGCTGCGACCTTCGGACAGCCATTGACGGTAATCTGCGGCCCCAGTGAGGGCGGGGCGCTGACGCAGCCGGATAATATCATCAGGCAGGAGAGTATCAGCCCAACGGCGTAACGTTTCATTTTCACGATATAACCTCTTTAACTGGCTGTTACGCTGGGCCAACAGCTGATCGGCACTGGCAACCTGTTGGCGCAATTGTGCCTGCGCCTGATTATTGGCATTGGCGGTCAGTGCCAGCGCGATAAGTTGCCCGCTTTTAATCACCGCATCGGCTGCTTGCTGGTCAATCACCGCCTGTCTAGCCTCAGACAAACGATAAGTTTGCACGCCACTGGTAAGGAGCAGCGCGGCAGCAATCGCCCATGCGATCGGGGCCGTGTTGAAGAGTGGCATGGTGTCAGCCCGGATAGTGACGGGCGGGCAATTGAAAATGCGGGCCGTCTTTAAAGGCGGTCCAGTTACCGCCCCATTCCACGGCGATCCCCAGCTCGGCAGCGGCCTGTTTCATCGCATCGGCCATCGGGTAAAAATATTTCCATTCCCAGCTAACTTTACCGTCCGGCAGCGGCACGATATCAACCGCATGGCCGGTCAAATGGCGGCTATTCAGCGTTTGGCTGGCACCGATTTTAACCAGTTCACGCTGGCGTTCTGGCGTGCGAACACCTTCGATCACTTTAAAATCCATCGGGGTTAATGCCAGTGCGCGGCGTACCACCTTGACCAAATCAGGATGCACGCCGATCAAGTTGCTTTCGCTGGCTTTGCCGAAAATAAACTTATTGTTTGGCATCAGGGGTTCCCACCTTTTTATTCACGATTTTAAAGACCAGTTCACGAATGGCTTGCAAGCCAATCAGCCCGATTAAGCAGCTGATAAAGATTTCTACTTTTCCGGCGGCGACTTCGGTTAATGCGCCGTTTAGCCAAGGAATGGCATCAATCAAGTGAATGAGCATAGGGGAAATCACCGGCCCAATATTGACGCCGACCAGCCCACAGACCACCCCCTCGCCGATGCCTTCGCGCAATTTACCGCCTCCCCATACCACGCGGCGAAATGCCACAATAAAGCCGACCAGAAAGCCGTTGATTACCGTGGAATGCGTGGAATAAAAATCCACCATCGCGCCTAGCCAGCGCGGATCTTTTTCTGGCATTTTCATGTCCGTTACCCCTTTGGGGTGCCGTGGCTGTGGCGATTAGTCCCACAGCTGAATAATATTTTGTTGTGCTGATTCAGTGACGTTGGGCAGTTCCAGCCAGTGACCGACGGGCAGCACTGGCCCCAGTTCGGCCAGTCCCGGATTCGCCTGATAAACCGCCTCAGTCACCCCCTCGGTGCGGCCGTAATGACGCCAGCACAAGGCGTCGACGGTGTCATACTGTTGAGCCTGAACACGCATTTACACCAACTCGGCAATGCCGCGTTCGCGGCCTTGCACATCACTGATGGCCCAGCGGGCATCCCGCCACAGGCCGGTGATTTGCGGATCAAGTGCGTCGGCCCGCTTATTGCCGTCGCCAGTGGTGTCCATATCGCGATAACGTTCGGTTAGATTTGCCTTGGCATGGCAGTAGACCGCCCGCCGATAGCGCTGTACCCGGATGGATTCGCCCGCGACTTGTTCCGACTCCACCGCGTCCAGCGTCATCACGCCAGCGGCTTCCTGTCCGCTACGCCATGCCCGTAATTGACCGTTGGTGTTACTGATGGCTTCGATCACCGCCTCTTTCAGGCGTTCAGCGGTAACATTGCCGTCCAGACGCATCACCTTGCGTAAATCACCTAGCGAGATTTCCGGCCAAAACGGCGCGCTGGCGATCGTCACGTTCGGCCCTTCTGGTGGGCTTGCCGGGTGTACCGGTTCAGTGGCTAACAGGCTCATATCATCACCGTTAATAAAATGGGCGGTGGACGCGGTTATCAGGGATAAACCTCATTTCCGCGTGCCGCCCGACGTGCGGGGCACGATTCAGGGGGTACGTTTGGCGCGTACCGTGTTTGTTTTTGCTTTGGCCGCCGATTTTTTGGCAGCGGCAGCAGATTGGGTTTTTCTGGCCGGTTTCGCCGGTGCTTCTGCGGCAACAACAGGGATATCGGGCGCGGTAGCGGTCACGTCAGCGCTTGCGGTCGTGATAACGTCGGTAGCGGTGGTTTGCTCGGTATCGCCTACACCAGCACTGGCCGCGCTCGCAGCAATCAGTGCGGCTTTTTTCAGGTTCCGTTCCAGCACTTCAATATCTTTTTTCACGCCCGCATCTTTATGTGCAGCTAAAGCCCGCTGCAACCAGATCAGAGCGGATGCCTGATCGGCCAAATGGGTGCTTTCACGTTGGGTATAACCAATCGCTTTAAGCAGCTTGGCGCGGGCTTCATCCGGCATATCTTTATCCGCCGTCAGCTCTTGCAGCCGCAGCAAGAGATCAATCTCAATCGCCGGATTATCGGTTGCCGCCCCTTTGTAGCGCAGCAATGCAGCTTCTGACACCTGATCGACAATGAAGCAGGCGGCCGTGCGCTGGTATTTGTCCGCCATTGGCAGGTTATGGCTGATCACATATTCGGCCAGGCGCAGCGCGTCGCGGTATAAACCGGCATCCACCGACCACACCATGCAGGTAGTGACCACCTCGTCACTTTGGCCGGTGTTGGCCGTCAGGACGCCGTCGATCCAGCCGTCGTAAGCGGGCAGCATTTCGCGCTTCATGCTGGCGCGGGTGATATGTGACTGGAATTGCGACAGGCGGCGCTGATCAATGCGCAACCGGTAAAGCTGTTGTTCATAGGCGGAGCCTTGCACCACATCGTCCTTGGTGCCGCGCCGTTCTGCCATCACTTTATCGTAATGGCGCTGTGCTGGAGTTAACATCATGCCCCCTAGGCGTAATGGGGCGGCAGAGCCGCCCGCGTGTACCGGCGACCGTTAAACCGGCTCACCGGCTTTGATACCTTCAATCAGGCAACCGAAACCGTAATCCTCCACGCAATAAGCCTCGTTATCGGACTCATAGGTAGTGACGCGGTTAAACTCCGGTTCCTCTTTGATGGTGCGGCGGTGTGTTCCTTCCTGCACGTAAATAGCCAGATTGTCGAATGTGGTGATAAACATGGCATCAGCGGGGAAGAACGGCACGCGGTAGGTCTGCATCCCGCCGATTTGCTTCTGGGATACCAACATCTGACCGGCCAGTGCTTCCGTATTAGGATTGCTGCCGCTGACGGTGTTCAGCACAGGGAAATACTTGTCTGCTAGCAGTTTGCGGCCACAGATAACAATCAGGCCGGTGTCGTCCTGATACCATGGATCAATCAGGCTGTTGACGGCGTCAAAGGCCAGTGCATCAAGGTTCCCATATTGCCCCTTGGTGATAAGTTTGTTGTCCTCATCACGGGTGGATACCATCACATCAGCCATCACACGCTGTGGGGCAAACAGACGATACTTTTCTAAAAAGCCGAAATTCACGTCCTGCAATAAAGGGTTAGCGACAATATCTGACTTGGCAGCTACTGACTTCCCGTTAAAGCCAATCATGATGCGATCCAGTGCGCGGCGCGTAATGATCTGGTTGGTGACGCGGGTTTTAAAATCACGTTTACCGGCCCACGCATCCAGACGGGCATAGCTGATATAGGTGTCAGAGTTGGTTTGTTCGCAACGGTATGTACCGTTATCCTCAATGGTTTCCGGTGAGTTCGGCTCACGGCGTACCGTGGTGGAGGTGTTGCGGCTGGCAATCGGGCCACTGACACCAATACCAATGCGCTGGCCTTCCTGCTCTGGCACGAGGTTAATGTTGATACGTTTTAAAAAATCACTAGATTGCTGAATTTTATCTTCCAGCGTTTGAGCAACAGACGGGGCTACCGTAAATTGTTTGGCAACGCGATCCAGCGATAAGCCGTTGAGCTTGGCCTGTGCGGACAGGTATTCGTCCCATTTATCACGTGTTTCATTTCTCATGTTCTTCATTCCTGTGGATTCAATAGGGCGACTTAGCAGTCGATAACGTCGTCGGCGCTGCCTTCCGGGCCACCTTTGGCCGGTGGCCGTTGGTTGAACTGGCTATCTTCGGATTGCAACTTGGTTGTCACGGTGGTGAGCGAAATCGACAGCTGGGCTACCTGACTTTTCAGGTCGGTTATTTCTCGCTGATTGGCGGCAAACTGTTGTTGAGTTTCCAGTAGTGTTTTTTGGCTCTCGGCAACCAGCTGCACCGCTTGGCGAATGTCATCCAAATTGCCGTCGGTTTTCTTTTCAGCACCAAACAGCAATTCTTTGATTTTGGCGGTGAATTTCTTGCTGGTGTCGTCCGCTGCCTGCACCTCTTCAAACTCAATAAAGGTCTCTTCCAGCGCGGTAAATAGGCAATCAGGGGAATGTTTGCGACCGGCCAGCGGATTAGGTTTGGATTCAGATACTTGTTGAGCGCAGAACTGAAGCAGTTCCGTGCCTAAGCTGCCGGGGTCGTCAGTCAGCGCCAGCCCTTTCAGATAAGCGCGGCCACTGGTAGCGAAGTTCGGATCAAACTGGATAGAGCTGTAAACCTTCTGGCGGCTCTTGTTCAGCGTCAGTAATTCGTCGGTCGGGTCAATCTGGGCAAGCAGCGCCATTTTGCCCTTGAGTGCGCCTTCGGTGATCTCTTCTGTTTTCACGGCGGTGATATCGCCATAGCAGCGAAACACGCTATCAGGGTAGGGGCTTTTGTAATGCTCCAGATCCACGCGGGCACCGTAGACCTTTGGGTCGTAAGTGAGTGCAATGTCGAGTAGATCCTGACGGTTAATCACGCGGCCGTCAGTGGTTGCCCCTTCAACGGCAACGCGGAAAAACTTGGATAATTTAGGCATATAACAATGCTCCGGGTATCAGCAATCGGTGTGCAATAAGCAGCGGAGACCATCATCACCCCAGCGGCTAAACCCGCGCAAAGCCTTGTTATTGTAAGAGACCTGCTACAACTTTATCGCCTCGCCGACAGTCACGCGGGCGCGATAGCCTAGCCTCATGAACAAATTAGCCCCCGATTCTGCACGCGATGCCCGTAGTCTTTACTGGCAGGGATACCAGATATCCCATATCGCCAAACTGACCGGTTTCAACGTGCATACGCTGTACTCCCGGCGCAAGCGTGAGAACTGGGACAAAACCGCGCCCCTTGACCGGGTGCGCTTTACCACTGAGGCCCGTTATAACCAACTGATTGATAAAACCGAGAAAAGCGGGCGGGATTTTAAAGAGATTGATTTGCTGGCGCGCCAACTGGTGCGCTTTGACCGCCAGCTGAATAATGAGGGTGGCGAGGGTCGTAAGAAACTGCCGAAAAATCATTTCAGTGATGAACAGATCGCGCAGTTGAGAGCGCGGTTTTACGATGGGCTTTATGAGCACCAAAAGCGTTGGTATAAAGCCAAAAGTCTGGCGATCACTATCCGCAATATCCTCAAGTCGCGCCAGATTGGGGCAACTTGGTATTTTTCCCGCGAAGCGCTGATCGATGCATTGGAAACCGGCCGTAATCAGATATTCCTGTCCGCCTCTCGCGCTCAGGCGCATCAGTTTAAGCGCTTTATTATCAAGTTTGCCGCCGAGGTGGGCGTCGAGTTGAAAGGCGATCCGATTATGCTGTCCAACGGTGCCGAGCTGCATTTCCTTGGCACCTCGGCGGCGTCGGCGCAATCGTATACCGGCAACCTGTATTTCGATGAATATTTTTGGACGAGTAATTTTATCAATCTGCGCAGCGTGGCCGCTGGGATGGCAACACAGAGCGGGCTGATAGAAACCTATTTCTCTACCATCTCCAGTGAGGAACACGAAGCCTATCGTTTCTGGTCGGGCGAGCTGTTCAACGACGGCCGCAAAAAGGCTGACCGCGTCAACATTGATATCACCCACAAGAACCTGAAAAACGGCAAGATTTGCGCGGATATGCAGTGGAAGCAGATCGTGACAGTGAAAGACGCTGCGGGGTTGGGTTTTGACCGTATCGATATTGACGACCTAATCGCCAAGAAATCCCCGGATGAATTCAACAACCTGTACATGTGCCAGCCCATCACCAATGGCGAGCGGCCATTCTCTTACAGTGAGTTGATTAACTGCGGCGTGGATGGCTGGAATGCGGGCGTGTGGGACGACTGGCGGCCCTATTCGCCACGACCGCTGGGCAATACGCCGGTGTGGATTGGCTACGACCCCAACGGGGAAGGTGAAGGGGGCGACAGTGCCGGACTGGTGGCAATTGCGCCGCCACAGGTGGAAGGGGGTAAGTTCCGCGTGCTGGAAGCTATTCAGTTGCGCGGGATGCCGTTTGAACTTCAGGCGGAGGAGATCAGGAAAATGACCCAGCGCTATAACGTGCAGTTTATCGGTATTGACGGCACCGGCATTGGCGGCGCGGTGCATTCGCTGGTACTGAAATTCTTCCCGACCGCCGTGAAATTTGTCTACAGCATCAGCGTGAAGTCTGCTTTGGTCCTCAAGGCGCAGATGGTGATGCGTCGAGGCCGTTTTGAGTATGACGCTGGGCTAAGTGTTATCGCTCAATCCTTTATGACTATCCGTAAATCAGTGACACCGGGCGGAATGACGACCTATGTGTCTGACCGTTCCAAAGGGGCCAGCCACGGCGACGTGGCGTGGGCCATCATGCACGCATTGCAAAATGAACCGATTGGCGCAGAAACCGGCAGCACCGGCGGCGGCTTTGTACAGGAGTTTTAACCGTGGAAATGAAGACTATTTTACCCGCAACACCCGCTGATGCACCGCCAACCCAGCAGCCCATCTCGACAATGGAATCGTTCACTTTTGGCGACCCGACGCCGGTATTGGATCAGCGCGACTTATTGGATTGCATGGAGTGCGCCCGCAATGGTGACTGGTATGAGACGCCGATCAGCTTCTATGGGCTGGCGCGTATTTTTCACTCAGCCATTCACCACCAATCACCGCTTAATTTTAAACGCCGGGTATTGATGAGTTGCTACCGGCCGCACCCGTTATTGTCCCGTGCTGATGCCGGGGCATTCGTGCAGGATTTTCTGGTGTTCGGTAATGCCTATCTTGAACTGCGCAAGAATCGCTTGGGCGGCCCGCTGGCACTGAAGCATGTCCCGGCCAAGTACATGCGGCGCGGGAGCGATTTGGATCAGTATTGGTTTGTGACCTACGAGAAAGAGGACTACGCCTTTGCGGCTGGATCGGTGTTCCATCTGGCCGAGCCGGATATCCATCAGGAAATTTACGGCTTGCCGGGGTATCTGGCGGCCATCCCGTCGGCGTTGCTCAATGAGGACGCTACGCTGTTCCGGCGCAAGTATTATATTAACGGCAGTCATGCCGGGGTGATTGTTTATCTGTCTGATGCCATGCAGAACGATACCGATGTGCAGGCACTAAAACGCACCCTGACCGATGCCAGAGGGAAGGGAGCATTCAAGAACGTATTTGTGTACGCGGCAGGCGGGAAGAAAGACGGCCTGCAAATCATGCCCTTCAGTGAAATAACCGCCAAGGATGAGTTTAATGGCATCAAGAACGTGACTCGTGATGATTTACTGGCCGCGCACCGCGTACCGCCACAGCTGATGGGGATCATGCCGACCAATACCAGCGGTTTTGGGGATGTGGAGAAGGCCGCGAAGGTGTTCGCCATCAACGAGCTGTACCCCATCATGGAAGATCTCAAAGCCCTGAATGATTGGATCGGTGTTGATGTATTCCAGTTCAACCCCTACGCACTGGCCGAGGCTTAAGCCTGCCTAACGGATTCATTCAATAATTTTCATTCACATCTGCACGGGCGCACATTGCAACCCGTGCGATATTCCGATCACGCTGTAACGCGCTGTGCGCCCCTTAGCGAGGCGCAAGCCTGACGTATCCGAACACGACCCCCATCACCCAAAAGCACATCACCATGACCCACAAGCGGCGAGTCAGCCGGAGGTGCTCGACCTCCCCTAGACCCTTCAGCGCGCGATTGTCTCCCCTCCACGCCTGCACGCAAAAAGGGGTGTTTTTTGTGCATCTGTGCAAGTGGCCGCAGACCGCGCCAGTTCTGGGCTGAAAGAGAATTTAAGAAAACTAGAAATTTGTTCATTTTTGTGCAAATCTTTCAATCCAAAATAGTGTACATTGAACTCTAGTTATATGATTAAAATCACTTTGTAGCTAGTTATCAGTATGGCGAGAAAGATAGCAAGTAAATTATCATAGGGGCAAAATGAGAAAGCTAAAAAAATCAGGAAAAGAAGCATTTCTCCGCGCTTGGAATCAGCATCTTTATGTAGTGCTTCGTAGAAAGGGCAGATGTAGCTATGGAGGAAGTAACTCGAATGTAATAATTAAAGATGAAACATGTATTGTGCAAAACCCTATAGTTACGTTTATCGAAAAAATCTCATTAAAAAAAGGTGTTTCTAAGCAATTTTTTGCTAAAGAAAAAATCAGAGTTCCACGTAACTTTAGTTTTTATGATAATCCCGAAGAATCACTTTTATTTATACACTCTGCGAGTAAGTCAATATGTAGGGGGGAGCGCAAGTCTGTTACGATTGACTATACATCAGCGAAGTATAATTGTTTAGGGGCTGAGTGTTTATTAGGTATGGTTGTTACCGAAGCTAGACAGTCAAACATTAACTTTGATAGTAATGTTACTGTTAATGGTATTTATCCCAAAAGAGAATCGCATCGTGAAATAATTAAGAGTATTGGCATTGTTAAAGAAATGGATGAAGCTAATCCAGGGATCGTAAAGGATTTTACTAAAAAAAATGAAAACCCTAAACAAAGAATATTTAAGGTAGACTCAATAGGTAAAGAGGATCCATCAGCCTTTGCTCAGGATCGGAAAAATATAACCGCAGAAAAGTTTACTGCATATATAAACGAATGTTTGAATGACCATAGCTTAGTGTTAAAAGAAGCGGCGGAAAAACATCTTACTTCGTGCATGGGTGAGTTATTAGATAATGCTGAAAGACATTGTGGTCTTATACAGCGCCCACGCTGGTTCGTAAGGGGGTATGTAAATAATAATGCACGTCAACCAGTTTGTGAGCTAGCAATTATAAATTTCGGTACAACAATCGCGGAAACATTTAAAAATTTACCAGATGTGCACTATTCATTAAAAAAACAGGTAGAACCATATGTAAATCGTCACTTAAACAAAAAAGGAATGTTTGAAGAGGGATTAATAACTGTAGCTGCCTTGCAGGGACGAGTTAGTTGTAAAAATGTTACCGTTTCAGATAGCTCTGGTACTGGGACAATTGAGTTATTAAAGTTTTTCCAAGATATGCATGATAACATAAGAAGAATCAGGGGAGTAGAAGTGGAAAAACCGCGAATGTCATTGATTTCAGGGAGAACTCATATCTCTTTTGATGGCCGTTACCCACTGATTTGTAAAGTGGAAGAGGATGAAGAGAGTGAGACTTTCTCATATCCATTTAATAGTGAGAGCCTTGCAAGTGCACCAGATCGAGCTTATCTTAATGAGATGAAAAATGCCTATTTCCCTGGCGTAATGGTTAATATTCGTTTTCCTCTTCAGAAGAAGACACAAATTTAAGGAATAGGAATAGGAATAGGAATAATGAAAATGTCTAATATTACAATAGATTTCAATAAGTTAGTTTTAGGTTCAGCGAAGAAGCTTTTTGCTGGTAGAGCTAATGGTCAGCAGGCATACGATTATTTTAAGTTAAATGAATTTAATACAGGAAGCAGTGATCGTATTTCTATTTTTATACCTAATGACATAGTGGTTTCAAGTTCATATTTTTTAGGTATGCTCGAAAATATTCTTCCTAAGTTTTCTAAACCTTCTGATTTCTATAAGATTACTTTACTTGATGGTAAAGATTATAAAGAAGGTATGTTAGCAGAATTCGACAGAGCTGTTAAAAGAGGACTCCGGAAAAATGCACCACTATTCTAATTATTTAGTTTTTTCAAGATTGACAGTTATCACTGTCATTTTTTATATAGCATTGTCAGGCAAAGTTACATTTGCAACTAGTGGAAAACAAATATCCACTCGAGATGAGAACTTTCTACCCAATAAAACAATGAACTTAAATGAATATGTATACACAAATTCAATTGAGAAAAATCCACTAATAATATATAAAGAAATTGATAGCTCATTTTCGCCAAAGTATTTATCGAAAGACACGAATAAATATGCCAATGAGCATTATCTCATTGGCGATGGAGAAATATATAATATTATCAAAATTCCAGATGGTAAAACGGACTATTGGGCTATAGGTATATCAGTACTGGCGTTACTATCATCAGTGTTAGTTCCTTGGTTACTGCATCGTAAGCAAAAAAAAGATGCCATAAACGAAGGTTTTTGGTTGCGTGAGGTTATTTTCCCAAAAATCAATGGGTTAATGTTTGATTTTTGTAATGAGTTAAAAGCAAGTTTCGAGTTGGATATAACTGAATTTGCAAGACAATACGAGGATGTTGTATTGATGAAAATGGGGGAGTTACGTGATACTTTCAGTATGCTTAACTGTTTTCCAAATATGCAAGCCAGTATAGATAGCTTAGATCAAATTTGTGATGAATTAGATAATGATGTCGATAATCACCAAACTGAAGTGAAAAAAATCAGAGTTGATGATGTGTCTAGATTCAATACAAAAATGTTATCTAGGATGCTTGATGTACATAGAAATATATAATTCTAACTTTTTCCTAACGTAAAATAATTATTCTTTATTCTTTATTCTTTATTCTTTATTCTTTATTCTTTATTCTTTATTCTTTATTCTTTATTCTTTATTCTTTATTCTTTATTCTTTATTCTTTATTCTTTATTCTTTATTCTTTTACTATTTCGTTACAATGAGTATTTACTGAAAATATTTAATATTCTCTAACATCTATCTAGGATAATTCCTTCCCCAAAATCCACCTTCCCCCCCATTACAAACGCCCGCAATTCCCACGGCTCCGGCTCTATGCCAATTTTTCGCAGGAAACTCAGCACCTGATCCGCTAATTCGCCAACAGGCTGATACTGAGCCGCTACGTCTGCTTTTTTCACCTGGCTACTATCAGGCGCTTTTCTACCTTGATTCCCTTCATTGTGGATACGTTCGGCTAGTTCTCGCTGTTCTTTACGCCTCATATCCTCAAAAAGCTGGCTAGTTTGCTGGTGATAGCGTTTTATCTGCTTGGCTGTGGCGTTCTTGGGTAATATTGGATAACTAAATTCTGCGCTTGGCGGAGTGCTTTCAACCGATTTTTCCGGTTGAGGATCGCTACCGCGTACAGTTATTGACAGAACTCCAAGGGGCGGCGGGCCGCCCTGAACGTCAACAGAAAAATCCGCGTCAGCTTTGATTTTAGGGACAATTTTGTAAGTGGTGGTGCGGGTATAGATAATTGAATTAGAACCCGATTCAGGGGCAAAAACGCCAGTGATCCGGCTGACGTTATCCCCGTAATCGTTGCCATTCTCGGTGATATCGTAATTGAGCCTTACGCGCAAATCTTTACGGGCGACTAGCGGGCCGCCTTGTGCGAGGGTGTAACCCGCCCAGTTACCCTCATCGGCGGCAACCTGAGCTGGTGATATCTCTGGGAATAAATACAGCTCCTTATCCCGCAGACGGCGTAATTCACGGTATACCGTGACAGGCGCGCCGCCAATTTGCTGAAACTGACGAATACGCCAACGAGAAGCCCAAGCACTGACCCGCTTGGCCGTTTCCTTCAGAGGTTTGCCGCTTTCGTCGTCCAGCTCATCATCAAGCGCGTAACCGTCGATATTCTTTGATATATATTTGGCAATGTAGCCGGTGGCGCTACCCAGTTCTTTATCAATGGGAACGACATGAAAACGGGCTTTAAGCGCATCTTGTGATTGCAGTTCTTCCGAGTCTTCCCAACGGGCATAGGTGCAAAAAATGTCGCGTGCCAATTCGATATCAGCGGGCAACATGAACAGCAGCATATGCCAGTGGGGTGTTTCGTCATGGTGAGGTTCTACCACACGAAAACCGAATACCCGGATATCGGCGCGTTTCCAAGCTGCGCGAACTTGTGACCAGATACGACATAAATACTTCTGCGTTTGCCGCGGACTGGCACCGCGCCACTTATGATTGCGTTTGCCACTGTTGTACATTGAATGGTATTTCGAGGGCGCGGTTAAGGTGTAGAAATCACCGGCTAAATTTTCTTGTTCAGCGATATCTTCAAACCCACGCATTCTGGTCATTAATTCGCAACGGCGGATCGCGGGATTGGCTACGCTACCGTTGTATTTATCAACCAGCGAAATCCGGTTTCCGTCTTCATCTTCTAGTTCAAACGCCTGCAGAAATTCACGGTTAGATTTCTTCTGTGCTTGCCATTCTTTGAGGGTGGGATCACTGCAATAGGGTGCTGATTTGGCGTGAACATAACCCGCCGCAATCATCAGGTGTTCACGCCACTGATCATGGATATGCTTCAGACGGCGCAACCACCATGAAGGGGACTCAATACGTGCAGTTGCGCGCAATGCTTCGTCGGCTGTCATCGTTCGGTTTTCGTATAGTCCCCAACCCGGCGCACAGGTATTTAGCTGACGAGAAAGAAAACCTATATAGCCATAACCGGATACAATCGCGGTTTCTATATCACCGTCAGGCAATCCCATTTGATGATCGTATTCGCGGATAAACTCGCCAGCCATACAATCTGACAGGCGATAGGCCAATCGTTTTATCTCACGCTTGCCATAGTACGGAATACGGCGAAAATCATCGTAAAATGGAAGCAATACATGGGATTGGATATCAATCTGATATTGTTCCGTTACACAGTCGATACGCGGCAATAGATACTTTTCGATTGAGTTAATTAAATAGCTATTGGCTCGTTTGGCTCCATTGTTTTGTTTGATGTTCTCCACTCGTTGGGTGTAGTAACGGCGGATATAGTGAGGCAGCGACTCAAGGCGGCGCATAACACGACGCGCACGCGGAATGGGTTCATTGATTTGAGCAAAGCGCCTGAATAAATCCTCGCTGATCGGTTTCTCACCGGCAGCAGTCGTAATCGCTGGTCGTGGCGCATTCCATGAGTAAGCCCCGGTAAACGTTTCAGTGTTACCGGGGTAAGGTTCAGACGGGGTTGGGGCGCTACGACCGCGAGAATGGTTAGCCATTCAATTGTGCCTAAGAGTAGCGATGATTTCCCCAGTGCTTTTTCTACCATCCCCCTTACAACTTATAGAGCGCGGAGCCGTAATTGAGTGGAGGGTGAAACAGCTATAGAGATCGCGGGTGATAGGGTTATCGCTATTGGACGCAACAACATGACAACCATTTTCAGCCGCTCTTGCCAGTAGGCGAGCTAACCGAAATTGCTGATCAGCGCTGAAACCGTCGGTGTGATAACTCGTAAAATCAGCGGTACGGGATACTGGGATATAAGGTGGATCGCAATAAATCACATCGCCTGCAACAGCCATATCCAGCGCTTCGGTAAAATCGCAACATAAGAAGGTCACTTTCTTGGCTTTTTCAGCAAAGAAACGGATCTCGGCTTCGGGGAAATAGGGCGCTTTGTACTTGCCATAGGGGACGTTAAATTGCCCTTGTTGGTTATAGCGACAAATACCATTAAAACAGTGACGATTTAGATAAAGGAAGATTGCTGCTCTGGATATATCATCGCGGTTTCGCGCATTAAATATTTTGCGGAAAATATAATACTGTTCGGGGGAGTTAGCCGTAAGAAACAGTGCGGAAGCCACATTGATTAAGTCGCTCGTTTCTCTTTTGGCGACTTCATAGAAGTTAATCAGATCATCATTGATATCCGTTATCAGATATTTATCATAATCCGTATTTAACATGACAGAACAGGAGCCAGCGAACGGCTCTATCAGTCGTTTACCTGTTGGTAAGTGTTGGCGCAAGGTTGGCATGATACGAGCCTTTGAACCGGCCCATTTCAATGGGGAGCGATTCATAAAGCACCCCGATAGTGTTTCTTTTTCTCTTCATGTATTTGCTGGCAAGTAACACAAAAAACCACTCCCGGCACGGTAACGCGCCGTTGCTCTGGAATTGCAGCCTCGCAGGATTCACAGATAAAAGCAGATGGTGCAGTTGGCTTACTGCGAGCATTGGCGATCTGAGCGGCTAATACCATCTCTTGCCGTTCTTGGACGAGATCGATTAAATCAGGCATCAGTGTTGGCCCCCAGAAATGGCTTTGAGGTTGTCAGCAACTTGGCGAATTAATTCAATAGCTTCAATGCTGTTAAGGTCACGTTGGGAAATATGATCTGAAAGGGCCGTTAACTTTTCTGACAAATTAAGCGCAAAGGCTTTTCGTTCCTCCATTCGGGCGCTATTTAAATATTGGTGCATGGCTTCAGTTGAAGTGGATATTGCGGCAAGTCTGCGATTCATCATTTTGCTATTCCTTGTTTTCAGACAATAAGAATCCCGGCGCGATATAAAACGCCTGTGGCTTTCGGGTGGTTAATTACTGGTCTTGATTGATTACAGCGTCAGCATCGGGTAGTTCTTTAGGAAATGAGGCCGTTAATTCGGATAATTCTCTCATGGCCTTAATCACCCCTAATCGGTCTGATTTATCTAATTCGTGAAACTTCAATTTATGCTTATCCCGGTGCAGTCCAGCAGTGAAGTAGATCAATCCTCTGTGGCGAAATGACACACCTGATAAAAATGCGGCAACTCTGTTTGTTCTCCTTAATGCTTTGTTAAGCATTAGCCGGACGTTGGCCGTTTGAATAAGGCCGATTTTTATTTGCTCCGCTGTGAGTTCAATTGCTCTTGCAGACTTTTGCATAGCAATACCTCCGGCAAAGATGAGTTAAGCGAATATCCCCATAAGGCGGGAAAACCAGCGACGTGGTGCTCTGGGTTTCGCCATATAAGGTGTTCTCAGTCCTGGGATAAACTGCACTTCGCTAGCTTTCGGTTGGAAGTGCCGACCGTCTGGTGTTTCTAACCATCCGCGTTGGTGACGGTAATGTGTGACTTGCTGGCCGTTCACCAATAAAGCGGCGAGGGATGGGCACTGCTGGACTTGAGTCATGACACATTCCTCATCTGATGCAGTTGATCAACATAAGCTGTTGCCTGTGCCTGAGCATCAAACTTGCCGTACGACTGATCGCCTTGGCTCACTTGGTAGCGAGTAATCAAATTTATTTTGTTCCGCTTCAGGCGGGTAATAGAAAATCCACGATAAACGCAGGTGTGTTCGCTGACTTTCACCAGCGCATGACATGGGCTATAAACCAATTGGCGCGCAGCAGCAGATAGTTGCAATGGGCTAATCAATTCATCATCTCCACATAGCGCTCGGCTTTATAACGGGCGTTTAAGTAAATCGCATACAGATTCACTTCACGTTTTGCGCCTTTCTTTTGCTGGATGATAGGTAAACGTCCTGTATCAGCCTGAGTGCGAATTGTGTCTTGATTGATACCTTGGCGCTTTGCATAGTCAGCGATCGACTCGGATAGCTTGTTGCCAAAGGGATAATCAGGCGGCAACTCCCTGATAATTGACGTATTCACGCTTCTATTCTGTTTCTTTGGCATAAGTGCTACCCTCTATAATCACGCAGTTTAACGTAAAATTAGGTTCATTAAAGTGAACCATTCAGAAGATAGTTCATTGGAGTGAACCATGTCAAGTGATCTGGGTGAAAAAGTAAAAGCTATCCGCAAAGTTGAGCAACTAAGCCAAGTTCAATTTTGCGAGGCGACAGGGATATCAATTAGTACCGTTAAGAAATATGAAACTGGTTTGTTAGAACCGGGTGGTGGGACTCTGATGAAAATCACCACACATCCCCAATTCAAGAAATACACAATGTGGCTAATGACAGGGGATGTCGCGCCAGAAATAGGCCAAATCTCCCCTGATCTCTCCCCTAATGGGCCAGAAAGCACATCTGCGAACCAAAAAGGCCAGAAGGTTGGTTAATTGCCTACAAAATAAAGAATTTTTGGGGTAAAGGCGGGATTTGCTACGAAAGGAACTTCTTCGATGAGTATTAAGTCACTTGGCGCTGAAGGCTATATGGTCGATGTGCGGCCACAGGGTCGTGAAGGGAAGCGTGTTCGTAGGAAATTCAAAACCAAAGCTGAAGCGCAGCAATATGAACGCTGGGTTATTTCTACACAGAATAATAAAGATTGGGTAGATAAACCCGCAGATCAAAGACCGTTGCTAGACCTAATCGAACTATGGTGGAAACATCACGGCCAGAATATGAAAGATGGGGTAAAGCGGGCGCATAAATTACGCGTTATGGCCGCAAAAATGGGCCATCCAAAAGCGAGCCAAATCACACGCACATTCTTCTCTGACTATCGCGCATTACGGCTGGCTGAAGGCAAAAAAGCAAAAACCGTTAACCTCGATCAGGAAATGTTAGGTGGTGTATTTTCCGTTCTTATTGAATTGGGACATTACCATAGTGAACATCCACTGAAGGCAATGAAAAAAATCAAGTTGCCTGCTCAGGAAATGGGCTTTCTAACAAATGATGAAATCAGGACTTTGCTCAGTCGATTAGAGGGGGATCATCTGAAGGCTGTGAAGTTATGTCTAGCGACAGGAGCCAGATGGGGAGAAGTCGCCAAGCTTCGTAGGGATGAAGTTATCGGTAATAAGGTGATTTACCTCGATACGAAAAATAGTAAAAATAGAACAGTCCCTATATCGCATGAATTATGCGTGCAATTAACCGATGGAATTAAAACAGGCCCGTTGTTTAAGTCTTTAAATTATCCCTATGTAAGAACCTGCGTCAAAGAAGTTGCTCCGGGCCTACCCGCAGGGCAAGCCGTGCACGTTTTACGCCATACGTTTGCCAGCCATTTTATGATGAATGGCGGCAACATTCTGGCGCTCCAGAAGATTTTAGGGCATTCAAATATTCTACAAACAATGACTTATGCGCACTTTGCGCCTGACTATCTGGAAGATGCGGTTCGTTTTAATCCATTAATAAGAAACATATAGAGGTTATAGAATGAAGACTAGACGAGAAGTCAAAATTGGTAACCTTGTGATCATCAGAAGTATATCCACTCATATAAATGAGTGTGTAATGCTCTCCGGAGCAGGCATCATTACTTTTTGGAGAACCAAGTTGTGATACAACCTAAATTGAAATCGGAAGAGTATTTTAACGCATTGCAAGACAGCTTAACTAATGGTGGAAAACTGTCAGAATTCGAATACAAGAAAATTATAAAGGATTTAAATAACGATAAAAGTAGTACTGCTATATGTGCAATAGGATACGCTCATGCAGTGATGGGAAATAATGATGATGCTATTAACTGGTTCGAATCATTCTCGCCTTTTACTGAGTTAGTTACACTAAAAGCATATGGTTCTTTACTTAGAATCTTAGGTAGAAATAGAGAACTGATAAATTTGACTTTAAACTACTCCGATTCATTTAAAGACATTTGGTTCTCCTGGATGAGTATGGAGTATTATTATATAATTGGTGACATTGCGAACTCAGCAAGAAAAGCGAGGGAGTTTTTATCTATGTTGCCAGAAAATAAAAATAAAGAACGTGCAGAATATTCAATATCTCAACAACTTGATTCTTTATCTCGCGTCTATAAATCAGGATATTGCACGCCAGAACAGTTTAAAATGGTCTCTGATTTAACATTAGATATATTAGATAAGTATCACTACCCACTCCGCTACGTTGAACTTTTTTATTATGAAGGAGAAGGCGCTAGTTATGAAATTGGGATTTCTTTAGATAATGATGATTTCAAAACTCTTTCAAATTTAAATGATGAATTAATAAAACGGATGATAAAAATAAAAGAACTTGATACTTGCGAAGTCACACCTTGTTTCTCCGAGGGTGGTATGTCTAACTGGAGATATATTCATGGCGCTTAATAACAACGACTTCCTACTTTCAGCTATTGCTAATTTCAAATTCAATAATGAAGTAGGCTACCGTAACGCGATCTCGCGTGCATATTACTCTACGTACCATAAGAGCTTGTCACAAGTCGTAAAAATGCCCGCAACTCGTTCTAGTCATCATGTAGCACTGATTCAGTATCTTGCTAGTGAGCAGTGTTTCCAAAATGAGCAGTACGAAGAAGAAACATTAAAAGAACTTTCACGTTGTATGAAGCAGTTAAGGAATGCGAGGAATAAGGCCGACTATAAACTTGACACAACAATAAAGAAAACTGTGGCGGAAGAGAATATGGCATTGGCACATAGGATTTTCGATTTGTGGGGGGACTCGCAGGAAAAACTTAATGACCGGTAAATCGGTATGATAACGCGTTTTAGGATGTCCACATTCTGCCCAAACCACCCACGCTATAGCCATTTTGAGCACGCAGTTGCAGGCATCTAACTTACTGATATTACTGTAACTACTTGTTTTTATTAGGGCGAAAATGGAGGCTTATGCCTCCCTTTTTTTATGGTTTTTCCAGGCCTTAAAACGGCTTTACCAGCAGCCGTTGAGCGGGGAAGTCGATGACGACGGCGAATTTAGCGAGGAAGTTATTACCGATTAATCCATCGGCATCCATCTGCTTGAATGCGCCGTCTAATAATATCGCATTCAGTTTTATGCCCTCGGTGCCCATTTCGCCAAGCTGAAACGCCGAAGCCACGCAATCGTCAATGTCTCCATCAATACGCACTTCTGCCAGCACGGCGCCGCAAGGGATATCAGTAACAGGTGATTTCAACCGCTCTCGCCAAAAAACTGAGATGGTGGCCCCGGTATCCAAAACCATGTTGTACTGTTTTTCATCGTGAGTGACTTTAATTTCAATCCCTTCTTGTGTGAGCCGTAGGGGTAATGAGAGCCAACCATCAGCCATATTGATACCTAAAGCGAGAGCGCTATCAGCAACAGAGAGGCGCTGACTTTTGTAATCAATCAACAACGCTTTTTCTTTGAATAAGCTCAAGCCAATGACCATCGACTCTGGGATAGTGCTATCGGGGGTGATATTCAGCCCCCAAGGGGCGAAGGAAACCCCTTTAACGTCCTTAAATGTCATGCCATTGATGAGAAGCAGTGGGATGTGAAATTTATCATTAAAAGAGACTTTTCCCGCCAGATCGATAGTGCGATGTTTTCCTGAGTCGAGTACCAATCCGGGGAGTTGAGACATAAACTCGTTGGTTAAATGCAGCGCGGTGCCGGAACCCGTATCGATTGAAAATGCTTGGCGCATGCCGTTGATGTCAACATTAACCAAGGGTATCGACGCCTCATCCCACTCAAAAGGCATATGCATAACTTTTTCTGCCCCGTGAGCATTAAGGGTAGCCAGCGAGATGACGCAGGATAAGAGGGCGCAGGTGATAGCTGTAATGTGATTTTTGAGTAACATTATGATTTTATTTAATAAAGGGAACAT